GCGTTTACTTCTGAACAAGGATATGATGTGAAGCAAGCAGCGGGAGCTGGTTTGTACAAAGGTGTTGATGGTGATGTGTCTGGAAGACGGTTATCTCCAATGGATGATGATTTAAGACATTTAATTAAAGATAAAATTGTATCCTTGCTCAATGTGAAAAGATCCCAAGTTAAGGTAATGTTTCACGGAATGGGATCGCAAGGGGGAATGCAGTGGCATACAGATGCATCTATGTACGGCGCTGCCACTATTTTTCTAAACGACAATTGGGCTCCTGAGTATGGGGGATTGTTTACTTTCCCTACTGAAGAAGGCTTTGATCTCTGCTATTCACTTCTACCCATATGGAACAGAGCTGTAATACAAATAGGGGGTTATCCACATGCAGTTCTACCATCTTATTCTCACGCTCCATTAAGAAAATCCTTACAGGTGTTCATCCACAATGAATGATACGTATCTTGGAAATATCAATATCAAAAGAGATGGAGTAACTACCAACTGGACAGATGATGAGGTTGCTGAGTATGCAAAGTGTATGTACAATCCATCATACTTTGCTTCAACATATTGTAAAATCATTTCACTTGATGAAGGCTTGGTAAGTTTTGAGTTGTATCCTTACCAAGAAAAGATGTTTGAATCATTCACAGCTAATCGTTTCAACATTGTTCTCGCCTGTCGTCAGTCTGGAAAATCTATCTCTTCTGTTGCCTATCTGTTGTGGTATGCTATATTCCATCCAGAAAAAGTAATTGCTGTTCTTGCAAACAAAGGGGCAACATCAAGGGAAATGCTTGGCAGGATTACTCTGATGTTAGAGAACCTTCCGTTCTTCTTGCAACCAGGATGTAGAGCGCTCAATAAAGGTTCAATAGAGTTTAGTAACAATAGTCGGATCATTGCTGCAGCAACTTCAGGTTCTTCTATTCGTGGTATGTCTGTATCACTTCTGTACCTGGACGAGTTTGCATTTGTTGAGAATGCAGCTGAGTTCTATACTTCAACATATCCAGTTATTTCATCTGGTAAGACTACCAAGGTTATCATCACATCTACTGCAAATGGTATTGGTAACATATTCCATAAGATTTGGGAAGGTGCAGTTCAAGGTACAAATGAATACAAACCATTCAGAGTTGATTGGTGGGATGTTCCTGGACGAGATGAGAAGTGGAAAGAACAGACAATTGCAAACACATCACACCTACAATTTGATCAAGAGTTTGGAAATACTTTCTTTGGTACAGGTGATACATTAATAGATGGTCAGACCTTACTTGAACTAAGAGCAAAGCAACCCTTGCAAACAGTTGAAAGCGGACGTGGAAAGATATATGAAAAACCTCTTGAAAAACATTTCTATGTGATGACAGTGGATGTAGCCAAAGGTGTTGGAGGAGACTATTCGTCGTTCCAGATAATTGATACTACAGCGAGACCTTTCAAGCAGGTTATGTCGTATAGGAACAACAGACTATCACCAATACTGTTTCCTAACATAATCCATAAATATGCCAAAGCATATAACGAAGCAATGGTTGTGGTAGAAAATAATGATCAAGGTGTGGTTGTTTGTAATGGAATGTACTATGATATCGAGTATGAAAATCTATATGTGGAATCATCTGTAAAGGCAAATGGTCTTGGTATTACAATGAACAAGAAAGTCAAACGGCTTGGATGTTCTGCAATTAAAGATATTCTTGAAACCAGAAAACTAGATATTGTGGATGAAGACACAATACTCGAGATAAGCACTTTCGTTGCTAAGGGTGCATCATTTGAAGCGTCAGACGGAAACCATGATGATCTGATGATGAATCTTGTGATGTTTGGTTATTTCGTGTCTCAACAATACTTTGGTGATCTAACAGACATAGACCTTAAACAAGTTTTGTTTGAGACACAATCAAAGCAGATTGATGATGACTTACCTCCTTTTGGTATCATTGATGATGGTAGTGATGCTATTGATAAGATTGAGATGGATGATAAACATGAGCGGTTCAAACATGAATGGATGATAGAATATCAACAGAACTTTTAAATTACATAAATACAAGTAATTGAAAAACCTTGTTATGACGCTCATATAATTAACTCAAAGGAAACCAAAATGGCATTATTCACACCCTCTGAGTCTCCTGCAGTAGTCGTCAAAGAAGTCGACCTCACCAGTGGTGTACCAAATGTACAATCAACCACAGGTGCGTATGTAGGAAACTTTCGCTGGGGTCCAGCAAAGAAGGCGACACTAGTAAGCTCAGAGGCTCAACTAGCTGAAACCTTTGCTAATCCTAGTGCAACAACTGCTGTTGATTTTATCTCAGCAACACAGTTTTTAAGATATTCAAACAACCTTCAGGTTGTGAGAGAGATTACATCAGCTGCAAAGAACGCAACTGCAGCTGGCTCAACCGTAACGACAATCAATAACGCAGATCATTGGGACACAATGAAATCGTCATTTGGGTCGGATTCGGGAGATACCAACGTTGGCGCATGGATCGCAAGATGGGCTGGCGCGTTAGGTAACTCATTAAAAGTTTCTATTTGTCCCGTGGGATCAGATTCCAGTGGGACATATTTCAGTCAATGGACATACAGAACATCATTTGATGGCGCTCCAGGAACATCTGCATTTGTGTCAGCTCGCTCTGGCTCAAACGATGAAGTTCACGTAGCGGTAATCGATGAGGATGGTTCATTCTCTGGTACCATAGGCACAGTGTTAGAAACATTCCCATTCTTGTCATTAGCATCTGATGCTAAAACGAGTGATGGATCTTCTAACTATGTCTATGATGTTATCAATAGTAAATCAGAATACATCTGGCTTGCTTCATTTGAAGGCACAGGTGCTTCAGCGCTTGATGAATTAACAAATGCTGGTACAGCTGCTTCAGGCACAACATACTCAGCTTCGGCAACTGCAGCAATTGACATGTCATTGTCAGGTGGTGTAGATTCAGGTACACTAACTACTTCAGAAGTAGCAACTGGTTTTGACTTGTTTGAAGATACAGACACAATCACAGTTGACTTCTTGATCGCACCGAGCATGTCTGCTCGCGCCGACCAAACGACTGTTGTGAATGATCTGCAAGGTATTGCACAAACAACCAGAAAAGATTGTGTTGTAGTAACATCACCTGCAAGATCAGATATTGTCAACAGCTCTACACCAAATGCAAATGCGGTTTTAACTGCTGCTACATTCAATAGTAGCTCATACGTATTTGTAGACAACAATTTCTTGAAAGTGTATGACAAGTTTAACGATCAATACATCTTTATCCCAGCCGCTTCTTCAACCGCTGGTATCATGGCAGCAACTGATGCAAACGCAGCGCCATGGTTCTCACCTGCAGGTCAAAGACGTGGTTCGTATTTAGGTATCACAGCACTGTCTTACTCACCCACTAAAGCTGAGAGAGACACACTATATAAAGCTGGAGTCAACCCAATCGCAAACATTCCTGGTCAAGGAGTATTGTTGTTCGGTGACAAAACCTTCTTGAACAGACCTTCTGCATTCGACAGAATCAATGTTCGTAGATTGTTCTTGGTTCTAGAAAGAGCAATTGGAGAAGCTGCAAAGAATGTTATGTTTGAATTCAATGATGAGTTTACTCGCGCAGAATTCACGAACATTGTTGAACCAGTTCTACGTGAAGTAAAAGGTCGTCGTGGTATCACAGACTTCAGAGTTGTATGTGATGATACAAACAACACTGCAGCAGTAGTCGATCGTAACGAATTCATCGCCAACATCTTCATCAAACCAGCACGCTCAATCAACTACGTAACACTAAACTTCGTAGCTGTTAGATCAGGTGTTGACTTTGAAGAAGTAGTAGGCACGGTATAAGCGCTAACAAGGAGAAACACAAATGGTTTTAAGCGTAGACGATTTTAAAGCCAAGCTGGCTGGAGGTGGCGCTCGTCCGAATTTATTCAAGGCGACAATTAACTTCCCAGCTTATGCTGGCGGAGATGTAGAAATTACATCATTTATGTGTGAGGCTGCTCAGTTGCCTGGCTCAACAATGGGATTGATTACAGTCCCATTTAGAGGTCGTCAATTGAAAATGGCAGGGGATCGTACATTCGATACCTGGAGTCCAACAATTATCAACGATACGGATTTTAAAGTTCGTGACTCGATGGAACGTTGGATGAATGGTATGAATGCTCATAGTGAAAATGTTGGTCTAACAAGTCCAGTAGACTATGAAGCAGATCTTATTGTCGAGCAACTTGACAAAGATGAAACAGTATTGAAAAGATATAACTTCAGAGGATGCTTCCCAACAGCAGTATCACCTATTGATCTGAGTTACGGAGCCAATGATGAGATCGAAAGATTCTCTGTTGAGTTCCAAGTACAGTACTGGGAATCTGTAGGTACAACTACCTAAAAGTAGAGTATAAATAATAGAAGCGCTGTAATGGCGCTTCTTACTGTATTCAAAGGAATTATCATGGCTGAATCAAACGGCATTACATTATTTGGATTTGAGATCAAACGGAAACAAGATCGAGCTGCTGAGAAGCTACGTTCTATTGTTCCTCCGACTGATGAGGACGGTGCAGGTTACGTAACTGCTTCTGGAGCTCATTATGGCCAATACATTGATTTTGACAATAATAATACTAAAGACAATCTACAACAGATCCGTAAGTACAGAGGGATTGCTCAACATCCAGAAGTTGATATGGCTGTGGATGAAATTGTTAATGAATCTATCAGCACCTCAGAGCTGAAGTCTTCGGTTGGTATCAACTTGGACAACATTGATGGTCTTAGTGATCAGATCAAGAAAGCTATCAATGAAGAGTTTGACAATGTTGTTTCAATGTTAAATTTTAATGAATATGGTCATGACATGTACAAGCGTTGGTACATTGACGGTCGTATGGTACATCACTTAGTTGTTGACGAAGATAATCCAAAGGCAGGTATCCAAGATATTAGATCTATGGATGCTGCAAAGGTAAGAAAAGTAAAGCACGTCAAGTCTAAGAAAGATCCTGTCACAGGCGCCAAGATTGTCGAGAGTGTAGATGAGTTCTTTATCTATGAAGAGAAGCCTGGGCAACAAGCAAGTGGATTGAAGTTGACAGTAGATTCTGTTAGCTATGTGACTTCAGGATTGCTTGACGAGAATAGAAAAAAGATTGTTTCACATTTGCACAAAGCAATGAAACCAATTAACCAATTGCGTATGATGGAAGACTCGCTAGTCATTTACAGACTGGCTCGAGCACCAGAACGTAGAATCTTTTATATTGATGTTGGAAACTTACCACGTGGTAAGGCTGAGAACTATATGAAAGACATTATGACAAAATATCGTAACAAGTTGGTTTACGATGCAGATACAGGAGCTATTAGAGATGATCGCAAACATATGTCGATGCTCGAGGACTTTTGGCTCCCTCGTCGAGAAGGTGGCCGTGGAACAGAAATCTCTACACTTCCAGGCGGTGAAAATCTTGGACAGATAGATGACATTGTATACTTTCAAAAGAGAATGTACAGATCTCTCAATGTTCCAATCAATAGGTTAGAGCAAGAGGCTCAGTTCAGCTTAGGCCGTTCTACAGAAATCAGTAGAGATGAAATTAAGTTTCAGAAGTTTATTGACAGACTTCGTCGTAGATTCTCAAAACTATTCTTAGACATCTTACAGAAGCAATTGATCAT